TCTTCAATGCCACCATTAGCAAGTTTACGAACAATCGCATCATTGTTATATGCAGGGTAGTTTTCAGCAATAGAGTTCATTACTCTTGCTTTAACTTCTGGTGTGCCTTCTTTAAATTGTTTTAATAAAGGTCCAAGACCAGGAGTTACATCAGGTATGCCGTCCCATACTTTTCTTACTTCATCTAATTTAAAAACTTCAGGAACTGCTAATTCAGGTTTAATACCTTTTTTCCACAGTTGACCATAAACAGCACCTTTGTTAATGATTGGTGCTTTAGGTGTTAAATCTTCTTTTAAAGTTAATTTAGCAAGAGTACCAACACGTTGCCCTGCTGAAACACTTCTAACTAATGCTTTACCTGCAGCCCAAGTACCAGCAGTAGCCCAAGTTAAAGGGTCAGCAAGTATTTGAAATGTTGCATCATATGTTCCAGAAATTCTGTCAAACATTTTTTCTTCAATAAGTGATGCATCAGGAGATAAACGCATTTGGCGTCTAGCAACTTCTCTACCTGGACTTACTTGTGCTCTACGAAAATCACCAAGAATGTCAGCAAACTCTGCTGGTTTTTCTTGCATAAAAGCCAAAGCGGTTTCAAGTTCAGAAGAAACTCCACCTGCTTCTTCAATTACTCGACCAGGTGTCCATCCTGTTACTAAACCTTTTGCTAAAGCAGACATACCTGGACCGTATGTTTCTTCTAATTTTTTTGTATATTCTACGTTCCATATACGTTTACCGTCCCAGTCATCAGACCAGAAGTTAAGCATGCTTGGTGTGTATTGACCTGTTTGCTTAGCATAAGTAAGTGTTCCACCAACAGTTCCAGTTAATGCTTGACTGTAACCTTGTAATGCTTTCATTGCACCACTAAAAGGTGATTGAACTACTGTCTTAGCAATGGAACCTAATGTTCCCAATATTGTCCAGTTACTTGGCTTATTTAAATAATCAGGATTATCAAAAACGCTTTTTAATGCTTCTTGAACACCTTCATCAAGTTTAAGAAATTCTTCATTAGCATCTTTGTTATCCATCTTAAGTAATTCTCTATGTTTGTCATAGAGTTTACTCCAAGTGTTAATTTGTTGTAAATCTTGTTGAGGTAAACCAGCACGATAAGATGCTACGGCTAACTCTGGAAGATATGCGCTAACACCAGGGCTATATGGTTCAAGTGGTTGGTATCCTGAAACTCTTGACATTAATACCCAAAACCTTTGCCTTGACCTTCAATAGCGCTAAAAATTTCAGCAACACCAGCAATGTCTTGTATTTGTGGATTGTTTAACATTTCACCTGCAACTGTTGCAGGAGTTCTTTGATTACTTGGTGGAAGACTTATAAAATTTGTTCCAGGACCAAAAGGCATACCAGCAGTTTGTGGTTCATTTGGTCTTTCAGTTGGTGCAGTAAGTTGAGTAATTGGGGATGTTGCAGCGAAAGAAGAAATAGGTTTAGACATACCACCACGTCCACCGCCAACCATATTTGGAGTTGGACCAGCCATAGTTGCACCTTGTTGAAGACCCATAAGTTCTTGACCTTCACCATAAGAACCACCAGCCATATATCTTGCTGGTTGTCTAGAAACATTTAAATCAGTTCTTTTGGAATTACTACCAGGACCTGATACTTGTTCTCTAATTGCCATTAATCTTCGTCCTCATCAAATTCTTTATCATCTAGTTGAATGTGTGCTGCATCTAGCATTCCTTTAAGTTTCCAAATCGGAGACTTACCGTCATCTAATACGTGTAAAAAATATCTTCCTTCGGAATCAATCATTTCAACAACTGTTATAACGCCTGTTGCCATAGCACCCATTGGGTGTAAGTCTTGAACAAAGCCGTTTAACGAATCCTGAAACATCTTTACATAGTCAGGGTGTGTGCGCTTTGTCATTTTATCCTGCTAACTGTCCCATAATTGCGGCTAAATCTGGAGGAAGGGCTCCAGCAGGACCAGCCGAAGGAGCGCCGACAGGGGACGGTTGCGCTGCAACTTGTTCTGGATTTTCTGTGCCTGCTGGAGTAGGTTCAGGTTGTTCTGGTTGGAATGCTTCTTTAACAGCATTTTCAATTGATATACCATCACGTCTTTTTTCAATAATGTCAGCAAATTTATTTAACAAAGTTGAAACATCTTGACCTGTTGCAATCATTTCAGGTAAAGCCCCAGCAGCAGCGCTAACTGCTTTATTTAAATTATCACGCATGCGTTGAATATCTATGCGTTCTTGTTCCTTGGCAACGTTAACAGACCAAGGTAGTTCACTCATTACAAATTCGCGGGAAACTAAATCTCCACCAAGTGCTTGAAGTGAGAATATAAGTGCACGGCTAGGGTCTAACCCTGCCATTAATCCGTAACGTACCTCAACGGTGTAATCACCTTTGATGTCTTTAGTTGGATTGTATTTAAGTTCGTATGGGGAACCATCATTGTACCCACGAACTGTTCTTTCGAATGGAAAAATCTTTTCATCTAAACGTAAACAAAGAGAAACAACATCTTCAAGTGTTTGTGCAAGTACTTGTTGACCTGCTTTGATTTGTGAATCAAATGCACCAAGTAACGCTTGGACGCCTTGTCCAGTAATGATGCTGGCATCAATGTTGCCTGAGCGACCTTCTGGATATCGTGCGCCCAAACGCATTTCTTGCTGTAGTAATGATTGTTCTGTAAATGCTGCAGTTGGTAATTCCAATCCGACTCTGCGGATTTGCTGTGGGTTTTGAGAACGCAACACAGCATCTGGACCAAAAGCAAGTTCTTGAACATCATTAGGTAACGCAAGAGGTGCTTGTACGCTTTTCTCTGCCGCTTCAAGGGCAAGAAAGGCGAAACGTGCTCTGGCAAGTTGAACCCAAATAACATCATCAAACTGTCCACGTGTCTCATCATCAATACTTGGTTTACGTGCAACACGTACTAATATTTCACCAGTTGGATTTTCAACAACAGATAATGGAAGATTTGAGCGTTGTGGTAGGAAAACAATTATTTGTTCTTTATCTTCATATCGAACAAGTTCAAGCATTGAATACATGTCAACACTCTTGTAACCTTGAGGTCCAATAATTTGACTAGCGTATTCAGGGAACTCTGCAACTAACTCTGCAACAGTTTTTTGATATCTGTGTGTGTAAGAGATAACGCGACCAAAGCGGTCAAACTCTGGGTAAGCACCCATTGGATTATCTATACGTATACGAGGCTGGCTGTTTTCGGCATCTAATTCTATTACGATTGGCAAAAAGCCATATGTCAGGTACCAGTCAGCCCCAGTATACATTTGCGTCTGTAGACGCGATGATTGAACATAATAGTTAGCAATCATTGTTCTTTTTTCTGCAGCGCTTTTGGCGCGGTCAGAATTTACGTTTGCCGTTGAGCAATTAAAAGAAGGAAGTGGGGCAAGTACTTCCGCCAAATCTTTAGCAGCAACATCAATGAAGTTAGCAATCATTGGTGTTGTCATACCTTCAGGGAAAAAGTCTGGGAAAATTGATTCTATTCTTCCGCGTCGAACAGAAAGAACGTTTTGCATACGGCTATCACGTTCGCTGTAGCGGCGGCGGAGACCTTCAACTTTATCCGCTATCTGCTGCACATCAAGTGCCATTCAAACTCCTAATAATATAATTGAGAATACTGTTGTGCTGCTAGTTCATCTAAATTAACAACACCACGTTGATTAACACCACGTCTTGTTGTATATCTGTTTTCTATATGTGTTTGCATAAAACCTGATTGTTGAACTAATTCCTTAGCCCTAATCTCACAAAACCACAAAGCCATAACACAATCAGTCTTTTGAGACTTTCGTGCGTTTGCATCCCAAGTAATCAACTGGTTAATTAACGCTTTAACGTGCTCATTGTTCTCAGAGGATGGTAGTTCAATCAAACTGTCGTCTTGATGTTTACCATCACGTACAGTTCCAAACAAAGCAGCCATACCTGCAACACCAAAAGTTTCATCCCACTTGTTCTTACTTGTGTAATGGGAACGAATCTGTACACCACGTGAAGCAAAATATTGGTTCAGTTCAGTGTCTAAAGCATAAGATTTTTGATGTGCGTTAATTTCTATACGCATCTCATTAATAGGGTACTTGTTAACCCAGTCTTCCATGAGCGCCCGAATTTTTTGGGGGTCAGGGTCTCGCATATTGTGAACATCAAGAATATAACGTTTCTGAGTACCACGTTCAAAAGCCATAACAACTGCTGCAGTGTTACCTGTCATAGCAGGGTCAATACCCATAATGGTGTAAAAGTCTCCACCTTGTGGGTGACCTAAAACATTTGGTCGTAAAGGACCTACACGGCGCATACCATTAATAGAACCTTGAACACAGACAGGGGAAAAAATTGAATTTTCTTGAATGTCTTGTTGTTGGTAAACCAAAGCCCAAGTAGACGGAGTTACCTCACCACGTCTTCTATAAAGGGCTGGACCGTCCCATTTATTGTAAAGACCTTCAGCGTTTGGTTCTTTAGAACCAGACTTCTGGTCAGTCTTAGGCCAAAGAGTAACCCAATCTTTTGGGTTATCCTTAAACTCTAAAACTGCTGGCATAGCAAAATATGTAAACGGAGACTTACCATTAGACCAATGCTTAGGGCTTCTAATCTCACGGTAAAGGTCATTGGCAGCAAAGCGTGTACCTACCACAAGAAGAACACCCTCATCATCTAGACGAGTAATAACTTCTTTCTGAATCCACTCAAGTTGCTTTTCCCACTCATGTGCGTTAGCACCAGTCACACAGTCATCAAGAATTATCAAGTTAGCGCGGGCACCATATACTTGACCACCAATACCAAGGGCTTGAACCGTTGGGTCTTTTTCGGTAGAGTTACGAGAAAGAGTAATAGCGTTTGCTTTCCAAGAATCAGCATCCTCACGCCAACCACCAGGAGGGGCATAAGTTGCCTGCATCTTAGCCCACATAGGATGAGTCAAACGTTGCTTAATAGAATAAACAAACTCCTGAGCCTTAGTCAGGGTTTTAGAAATAACAATAATACGAGTATTGTCAGGGTCCATACAAATCTTGTAAGTCGAATAATTAACAGTAATCGTAGTCGACTTGGCATGCTCAGGGGGCACATTAATTAACAAACGAGTCTTATCATCAGAAGGCTCATACGTCATAGACGGATGCAACCAAGAAGGGGGGCGACCCTCTAAAACATCAATCCAATTCTGTTGATGGGGGAACACACTACTGTTTAAAAAATTTTTTGAAAAATCGGCAAACTCAAAAGAAAACTTGTCACCACTCAAGTCCCTGGTGGCGCCTTCTTCTTTAGCGTCTTCTAACGCAGAAGCAAACTTAGCATCCCTAGATAACCATTGGCGTAGGGTGCCTTCTTGTCTACCAACAAGGCCCATGGCCTGCTTAACACTAATGCCTTCTCTAACATGGGACAGCACTTTGGTCTTAGCCTCAACAGTGTCCTTAATTAAAGGATGCTGGGCACCTGGTTGAAATTTAGCCATAAAACAGACGCCCCCGCATTAATAAACACTAACTGTGTAACAACAATATATACACCAATGTAACAATAATAAAACCATCTAGATGAGCCCCTTTAGGGGGCTCATATAAGTAAACCATGTTCGGGGTCTAAAAGACCCCTCACTATATACTAATCCGTCCAAAATACAAAAGCGGACAACAATTTACCAAATTGTTATAAACGTTACCAAAACGTTATATAAACCGTATATATTCCCCTGTATCTGTAACAGAAATATGTAAAATCACTATACATACGACAGTCACACGTCGGTTAAAAACCCTGGGGTCTGCTCGCAGGCTCGCAGCCCTGCTGCCTACGGCAGCCCACCGCTACGCGGTGCCAGGGTTTTTGCAGACGTAAGTCCTCGGAGCCACGTTGTGGCATCCTCAGACTTACCCATGTAACCATAACTATTCATCTACGGATGAAGTCAGTCTGGTTGAGGCTATGGGTGAGCCTGTCTTTATCGGTTCCTGTTGGCAAGAAGTGCGAGATGGTGACTGGCTACTGCTCTTTGTCATAAATGCCAAAGAGGCAGATAGCCTCTGTGAAAGGATGACAACATCATGGCGTTCAGTGCAACAGCAGTTAAAGGCAGTATCTCATTCCCAGATGAGAAACGTGCAGCCATTTCTATTAATGGTTCTACACAAAAATGGTCAAGCAACGGTACTCCGTATACTCAAATGGGTTACGAGTATGTGACTAGCAATAATCCTGTAATCGTTAACAGATTAAAGGAATTGGTTGATTCAGGCTTGGCTGAGCCAATCCTGAATAGTAAAGGTCAAACTCGATATGTTGCAGATTTTGCAGAAATCGTGTTCGAACCTGTTATGGAACGTGTTGCTAAAGGTTCAGATAAATCTCCTCGTACCTTTAGAAACATTGTTGATTTCCAAATGGCTTTGGAAGTTCAAGACCACTAAAGAATTATTTACCTTGCAAATACAGGGCTCGCGCCCTGTTCGCAAGTGTTTTAATTCACGTTGGTCAACACCTAACCGACTCGGCGTAGGCATCACATGCGACAAGCCCGATATAATCTTCGGGCTGTCTCATGTTCAAGATGCCACGCGCGAGTTGCTTCCCCTTGTGGGAAGCAAATCGGTTAGGGCCTTTCGAAAACTTCTTCGAGACTTACGCTTCGCTGTCTCGATATACGTTTTCTCTCTCTCTCGGTACGACGCCGTGCTTCATTTGTCGTGTGCAGTCTCGCCAAACTCGACTGCTCGACTTCATGATGTTCGGCTTGAGTTTAGCAAAATTTGTCATTGTCAATGATGTCGGTCTTGATGATGTTCACCACATTAGAGCACTCGCTTCGCTCGCATATGCTGAACATCATAAGAACCTCGTCTATTGACAAGCCCAAATTATTGCTAGTACTCACATACCGAGATAGACTCGGCGTAAGACAAAGAAATGGAGTTAAACATGTCATGGTATCCAACACAAACTAATGCCTTATATGTTACTGAGGAATTAGAGCAAGAATCTACAGAATACGTAGATTCTCAAGGTCGTCACTTCATCGATGTTAATGATGTTGTTGTCGACCATAAAACTGCTAAAGGTTATATTGCTATTGATAGTGCTTCAATAGCAATAGTTGTTGATGATAATTTTCAAAACCAGAAAATCACATCAACAACACAAGATATAGTCAGTAAATCTAGTTCAGATTTACCTATCTATATCTCAGAACCTCAAGAAGAAACAACAGACACAAGAGTCAAAGACTCTTGGTCTAGTATCGTTGACAGATTCTCTGTCCACGACTTAATGAATATGCATTATGAAATAGATATCGTGTATCCAACCAAAAAAGTTTTATATCACGATTCTTACTATCTGCTATATGCTAACCAAGTTAATTCTGCAAGAGCAGCAGAATTACGTAAATCTTGGTTAGCAAATATATCAGATTATCAAACACCATATGTTAACTCACATGGTGTACAAATTGGCTCACACAAGGTTAGCCAAGATATTGCAGCAAAGTGGGGCTTGGTCGTCGCCTAGCCCCAACACAAACTAGCAGGACTGGCTTCGGTCAGTCTTGCTAGTTTATTTTTTTTAAAAAAATCCGTTGCCTCCTTCGTCAGCCCAACTTCGGGCATGACTCAGTCGGCGCTATCGCCAGATAAGGATAACAATGTTATATCACCAAGTTATGGATTACATGGTTACACAATGTTTGTCCAACACAAACCCCGCCCTTCTGTATGGCATGGACGGCAAGAAGTTCACCAGCCTTCTTTCCTGCGGAAAGGCTGGTTCACACAGAAAGGATGTGCATGGCTACTAGATATGTTGATGGCTTAATTGCTTTTGCGTATTTTGCAACAGTGTTTTTTGGTACAATGTATGTAAAGGGTCCGAAACTATTTAAAAGGAGAGGTAAATGAGTTTAGATAAAGAGTACGTATTGTTGAATACTATTCGTAGTAAGGTTGACCAGATGGCTGCGCTTATGGATGAGACTCCGTTGTGGTCTGCTGATTTGGATACTGATTACGGTGTTGGTGATATTGATGCGTGTCTTGGTTTGGCTGGTTTGCAACTGGCTCGTGCATCAATGTTGATTGCTGCTCGTATTGATGAGATTCTTGACATCAAGCAAACAGAGTGGCGTGAGATTGGTCAAGCAGAGATGGATGCTGCGCGATGACTCATGTTATTAATGTTCCTAAACCGTTTCCGTTTGATACACCTAATGACCAGATGCAGGCAATGGTTAATTATCGTACGCATTCGTTTGCATACACAGATGATGAGGCTCGTTGTGTGGAATGTGATTGTCGACCTACACACAAGGCTTCTTTTTATCCGTGTGGTGAGGAACCACCAAGGATTTTAAGAACTATTGGTGATGACAACAAGATTATTTCTGAGGTAGATGCGTAATGAGAATTAATGATACAGAAATTGAAGAGTACAAAGAGTTAATCAAAAATGCAAACGTTTATAATCTTTTAGGTTTGTATGATTTGCTTGATGAGTTACTTATCAGTGGAGAATTACATGTTAAACAGACAAAGAAAAATGTGTAATGTGCTGGGTCATATGTGAATGTTGTAAAAACGACATTGATATGGACGGTGAAGGTGGACACATCTATCCTGATGGAACAGTTATCTGTGCTACCTGTGAAGGTAAAACATTAGAAGAAATATTAGAGGAGAACAAATGAGTGGAACATTAGAGTTAAAGATATTGCCGCACGAATTAAAGAACATTGCTTTCTATTTTACTTGCAATGTTATTGATAACGTGCAGGCTAAGGCTGATTGGGATGGCGATTACAAGTGGGGTAAAGAGGACGCTTCGGAGTTGCTTGTCTCTGCTATGGATATTGCTCGCGGTTTGAATGATGAACAGTGGGCACATTTTAAACAAGAACTACTAATTAGATACAAGGGGATACGATGAGTGATAAATATTTAAGTGTGTATGAAAAGAATGGGTTAGAAGTTTTTGTTAACCCATACGATTTCTGGGCTGACTACAAGGTCAATCTGAATGGTAAACATGCTAAGGATTTTCTTGGCGAAACTGCGTGGATGGATGTGACTAGGTTTGTTCATGACCAAGCCATGGAGTTTTATGATTTTAATCTTGATGATATTGATAATAAATTGCATAGTGATTTGTTTGATGCATTGTCAAAAAAGTTTACTGTTGAGGAGAATGACAATGGGTAAAGTATATACTGAAGCACAAAAACTTGCCAAATTGCGTAGTGATTTAGCAACAAAAGCACTACATACAATTAAAGCAAGATATATGGGCGAGTATCAAGAAGTATATCATAATTTATTGGATGAGCATGGGTTGCAACCAACAAAGAAAACTCAACATACGCACCTGTTATGGAAAGAAAATCAAAAGTTAAGACAAATGTTAAAACAAATGTCTGCTCAAGGTAAAGTAGAAGTTATTGAGTTTGAGGATGATAGAAGTTGGAATTATCCTAAGCCTAAAGAACAGGAGGACGACAATGAGTGATAAATGTAATTGTCATCATTGGGTATGTGGTTGTAACTTTACAGTTGGTCATGACCCAGAATGTGAAGCAGACTACTGATGAGTACACATTATTGCAAGGAACATAAGAAAGATTATCAAGGTATGTGTGCTGATTGTATATACGAGTTTGGTACAACAGAATGAGTAGGCTTGCTGTTGACATTGATACTGCACGTAAGAATCTGAACAGTCATGATTGGGTGGCTGTTGATATGTATGATTCTTTGTGTAAGAAATGTAATGGGTCTATTCTTAATGTGACTTTGGTATTTAACTGCGACGAGTTGAGTAATGACTGAGACTTGGCGTAGTTGGTACGGTTATAAGGAAGATGATGAGTTTCTAGATAGCGATGTCCCTGACACTGACAAGTGAGCAGAAGTCTCTAAGTTATCTAGATTATCTGGTTCGCAATGATACCCGAGTAAGAGTACCGTAGTCGGTACCACCAGATTCGTTGACGATATCTAAGGCAATAACACACAAACCATTTCCCCTTGTGTGTTAGGGAAACCATACTAGCAATGTCGTCAACAAACCCTGCCTAGTTCCGTGCTAGGCAGGGCTTTACCAATTAAAGGAGGAACAAGCATGGCAAGTAAAGGAATAAACATCAAGATATACAGAGTTAAACTCTTGACTGCTTTAAAAGATAAGTTAAAAGAAGTGGAAAGCAATCAAGCACTCTTTGAAGCAGCAGTTAAAACACATGAAAGTAATTGTAAAGATTATCAAGAAGCAATTAAAAAAATTGTTCTTAAAAATCTTGATTCAGTTACTGATGTTACTGAAAGTAGATGGCAATCTGGTGACGACTTTACTGCGTTTGAGATTAAAGTAAAAATCGATAACAGTAAGTTGCCAACAGAACCAGAAGAACCAACGCCTCCTTACAAAGGTGGTCGTGGTTACGGCAGAAACTATGTCAGCAATGACTACCACGATATTGTTGCTGAGATGACTAATGCCATTCGTATGCTTGAGTTGTCTGATGAAGAAGTTATTTCAACAGCAACTTATGCAAGCGTAGCAAAGTATCTGTAGTGGGTGCTGAACTACAAGCAAAGTTAGATGCCATAGCACTAGCACTAGAGCCAGTGCTATGGGAAATACTAAAAGAAATAGAGGAGGAATAAATGTTAGACGCAATAGTAGAAGTAAAAGATTTAGTTACCATGTTAGATAGACATGACAAAACTAAAGATAATTATGATTGGAATGCAAGAGATAATTATCTTAAAGAAAAAGTTAACAAGTATTCTGAAAAAGAATACGATGAGTTAACTGAAATCATTGCAACCTATTGGTCTACAACTGATGATTGTAATGATGAGCATGGTTCCATAGTTATGGATATCATGTGCACATTGGTGTTCTTATTGGAAGACTATGAAAGATTTGATTTCTTAGTTAAAGATATTGAACAATCTAATCTACGTGATTTGCTAATCAAATGCGTAGAGGTAATAAGAGAAGTATCTTTCTTGTCTGCTAAAGATTTTAAAGATGGGTTTACTAACGTGTATGATAGAGAGTTAGCAGATAAAGAACCAACAAAGGAGGAAGTAAATGCATAATCTAGAACAGATAAACGGTGAGACAGCATTCGTTGCTTACCGTGAACCAGGATGGCATGGACTAGGACAAGTAGTTGAAGAAGAACTAACTGCTGAGTCTGCTATCCAAAAAGCAATGCTTGATTGGGAAGTAGAACTACATCCCTTGTATTCAAGTGTTATGTCTGCCGATGGTGTTGAAGTTGTACCTGTTGAGGACAAGTTCGCAGTCATCCGTAAGCATCCATTGCTTGGTGAACGTGATGCGTTAGGTGTTGTTGGTACAAGATACACACCTATTCAAAACAGGGAAGTGTTTAACTTTCTTGATGCACTAGTTGATAGTGGTTCATCATACGAAACTGCTGGGTCTATTGATGGTGGTAAGAAAATCTTTATCACTATGCGTATGCCTAACGGTATCCTTGTAGGTGGTAAAGATAAATCAGATATGTATATCTTTGCTACCACATCACATGATGGTTCGTTTAGTTTGTCTGTTGCATTGACAGCGGTACGTGTGGTGTGTCAAAACACTTGGCGTATGGCACGTCGTGCATCACAATACAAACACACCATCAGACATACAGCAAACAGCAATAAGTCTATTGCTCAAGCACGTGATGTTATGCAACTATCATTTGAGTATGGTGGTTTCTTACAAGAACAAGCAGATAAGTTAATCAAAACAACTGTTACTAACAGTGACGTTGATGACTTCTTATCTAAATTGTTTCCAGTACCAGCAGATATTGCTGCTGCTATGGGTAAGCGACCATTAGAAAAGAATGAACTAAAGGTTATCAACATGTTGGATAACAAGAAAGATACAATTAAAAACTTGTATCATAATTCACCTGGTCAACAGATGTTAGACACAAATGCTTGGCGTTTGTTTAACTCTGTTACTGAGTATGCTGATTACTATTCAAATGTACGTGGAAGCACAGCAAATAATATAAAAATTGCTAAAGATGCTCGTCGTGCTGAACGTGTGGTGTTAGCAGAAGGTGAAGTAATAAAGGACCGTGCATTGGACTTGCTGCTGCAATGACCGAAACATGGTGCTTCGCATGCTACGGAGCAGGCTATATAAAAGTAAGTGATATCAACATCGTGTGCCCTACCTGCGTTGGGCAGGGCACACTTAAAAAAGGAGAGAAACAAATGTCAGACGAAACAACAATACCAGCAACGGTTACATCATTCACACCGTTGGATGCAGTACAACAAAAGATAAATGAGTATGAAGCAACAATAAAAGAACAAGCAGAACGGTTAGATAAAAGACTAGGTGATATTAGTAAGTTACAAGTAGCAGTTCATAACTTCTTCAAAGACCAATTCGATGGTGGAGATGAAGAGATAACTGTTCATCGTGATGAAGCCAACGAGTTGCTTGGTGAAATAGGTGCTGACCTGTTGCAACAAGAGTTCGAGGGTCACGTAACTATTACTTATTCATTCACTGTTAAAGCAGAATCAGTAGAAGATGCAGAAGAGAAAGTCAAGAACGCTGTTGGCAGTCTTGAATATTCTATCGATGCTGATGCTGATGATGAGTACTCAGAAGAAAGTATTGAGGTTGAGTTCTAGTCTACCCAGACTGAGACGCAACAACGATAGGAAAACTGCAACAATATCTATGCCAGATGGTAAGAGACCATTAGTAGCAAATACTTTTGGTCTTCCATCTGGTAAATCTTTTTCTTGTCCAGGTGCGACATCAGTCTGCGAGAAGATATGTTATGCAGGTAAGTTAGAGAAAGTATTTAAAAGCACACGTGAATTATTACTAGCCAATTGGGATGCTGTTCAAAACAAATCAGTTAATGAACTGCAACAGATGATTCAATTTATGATTGATGATTTCAAATGGGAATGTGATAAGTACAATGCTGTTAAATACTTTCGTATCCATTGGGATGGTGATTTCTTTTCCGATGATTACACTAAAGCATGGCGTAGAGTTATCAAACATAACAAAGATGTACAGTTCTGGGTATACACAAGGGTACCTAGTGCAGTAAAGATGTTAACTGGGATACCTAATCTTAGTTTATATTTTTCAGCAGATGAGGACAACAAGCATGAGGCTAAACGTTTACGCCAAGACTTTGGTGTTAAGTTAGCATGGTTGGCTGACACATTTGAGGATGCATCGTCGCAGGTCAGAGCCATAACAGGTAGACCTGGGGCTAAATGTCCTGAGCAGACACGGCAGATTCCGTTGATTACAAAAGACGGTGGTGCCTGCTACACTTGTGGACTATGCATAACAAACAAAACGGATATCCGTTTCTCAATAAGCAAAACGTAACACGCACAGCAGGTCTGGTTAACTTCCTCCTCCAGACCTGCACCTTAGATGATTAACATTAATGGGGATGAACTCCCCGACCACATTAGTTACTCATCACTCACTGATTATCTTGCATGCGGATACATGTATTACTTGAACAGAGTAAAACAAGTTAAAGAAATTCCAGCATGGTGGTTATTCGGTGGTATCGCTGTACATAAAGCATCAGAATCATTTGACCACGACATATGGAAAGAGGAACATGACAAGCATTGACCTTCACAAATACTGGTCTGACGCTTGGGAAAATACTCTTGAAGATGTACGTCAACGTGTTGGTGATGATGCAATGCAACAACAATTTCGTACAGCAAACAAGCGTAAACCAGAAGACAAAGCATGGTGGTACACCAATGGTTTAGAGATGTTAAAAAAATATCAGAGTTGGCGACAAGAATCTGACTGGAAAATATGGACAGCACCAGATGGTCAACCTGCTATTGAACTTAACATGATGATTAACTTTGGTACAGTGCCAGTGAAGATGGCATTAGATAGAATCATGGAGT